TCAGCAAGGCGCGGAGGGCGGCATGAGGCCCGAGCCCACCACCATCGAGCGCATGATCAAGTCGGCCCGCGCCGCCGTCCGGTGCCGCGAGGAAGCCGGCAAGGACGCGACGGACCACGAGACGTCGGGCTCGCTGATGCGGGCCGCAGATCGCTACTCCAGACGGGTCGCCGAACTGGCGGATGAGATGCTGCGCGAGGCCGGGTTATGAGCGCCCCCTGGTTCAAGTGCTACCCGCGCGACTTCAACGACGGGATGGTCGGCCTGACGCTGGAAGAACGCGGCGCCTACATCACGATCCTCAACCTGATCTATGCGCGCGGCGGCCCGATCCCGGAGGACCAGTGGTGGATCACCTCGCAGCTCGGCTGCACGGCCCGCGCCTGGGCGAAGGTGCGCGCCGCTCTGGTCCTGAAGCGCAAGCTGCGGGCGGTCGAGATCAGCGGAGAACCCCACCTCACAAACCCTCGCGCCGAGCTCGAAATTGAGGGACGCGAAAAACTTTCGCGAACGTTCGCCGCAGCCGGAAGGAACGGAGGGCGAAAGTCGAAACCAAAATCCAATGAAAACAACGACAATGCGGAAGCCAAGCTTAAGCCAGGCTTAAGCCTGGTCGAAGCAATATCAGATACAGATACAGAAGGTTCCGTATCTCCTCCTAACGGAGAAGATACGGGCGGCGAGCCGCCGGCGATTGATCTGAACGCCAAGGCCTGGCGAGAGGCCGTGGATCTGCTCGTCGCCAACGGCGGGATGACCACCAAGGCGGCGCGAACCTTTTTCGGCGGGCTGCTCGCGACCCATGGGCTCGAGGCCCGCGACCTGCTCGGCGCGATCAACGAGGGGTTCACGACCGCAACCCCCGACCCGCGGGCCTTCCTGACCGCCGCGGCGAAGGCCAGGGCGAAACGCCGCCAGCCCACCGGGCCGCCGAAGCGCGTGGGGTTCGTCTGATGGACGCCCACGTCAGAGCCCGAGAGGCCGGCCTCTCCCTCAAGGCGATGGACTACCGGCAACCCTGCCCGAAGTGCTCGCCGCAGCGGATCAAGAAAACCGACCCCTGCCTCCACGTCACCGTCACCAGCACAGATGTCCGCGCCTACTGCCACCATTGCGGATGGGGAATGATCTTCGATGACGATCAGCAACGAGCTCATGGACATCCTGACCGCCCGCGGGATCGACGTGGAGGTGGCCGACCGGCTGGGCCTCGCCAGTACGCAGCGCGGGGGTGGTGAAACCCTGGTTCTGCCGTTCGTCCGCGAGGGCAAGGTGGTGCGCCGCAAATACCGCAGCTTCACCAGCGAGAAGCGCTGGGAGGCCGACAAGGGCGGTATCCGCTGCGCCTTCAACGAGGACTGCCTGCGCGACGAGAGCCTGATCGGCCAGCCGCTGATCATCACCGAGGGCGAACTGGACGCCATCGCCGCCATCCAGGCCGGCTTCCCGCGCACCATCAGCGTACCGGACGGCGCGCCGCAGAAGCCGGTGGACGGGGCGGAGGATTCCAAGGCCTACGCCTGGCTGCGCGACATCCGCCCGCTGCTCAGCAAGGACCGGGTATGCGAGATCATCCTGGCGACCGACGGCGACGAGCCGGGCGCCGCGCTGATGCACGACCTCGCCGTCCAGCTCGGCCGCTATCGCTGCAAGTTCCTGACCTACCCGAAGGCCCCGAAGCCGGCGCAGGCGGACCTTGGCCGCGAGCGCTGCAAGGATCTCAACGAGGTGCTTCAGCACTACGGCGCCAAGGGCCTGGTGGAGACCGTCAGCCGCGCTCAATGGCTGAAGGTCGAGGGCGTCTATCGGATGGGCGAGCTGCCGCCGCTGCCGCCGCAAGTCATCTACGAGCCCCGCCACCGGCTGATCGCGGAGAACTTCAAGGTCCGGCTGGGCGACTTCTCGGTGATCACCGGCACGCCCGGCTTCGGCAAGAGCACGTTCGCCAACGACGTGTTCTGCGGCATCGCGCTCGACAACCACCTGACGATCGCGTGGGCGTCGTTCGAGCAGGCCCCGCAACGGGATCACAAGCGGGCGCTGCGCTCCTGGTTCTGCGACCAGCCGGAACACACGCTGGACGACGACCAGCGGCGCGCCGCGGACCGGTGGATCGACGCCGCCCACCTGTTCCTGATCCCGACCGAAGACGAAGACGCCGACCTCGACTGGCTCATGGACAAGATGGGCGTCGCGGCCACGCGCTACGGGGCGCGGATCTTCGTCATCGACCCCTGGAACGAGCTCGAACACGCCCGGGCGCGGGATGAGAGCGAGACCGAGTACATCGGCCGCGCCATCCGCACGCTGAAGCGGTTCGCCAAGGCCTTTCAGGTCCACATCTGCGTCGTCGCCCACCCGACCAAGAGCGTGAAGGACGGCGACGGCAAATACAAGATGCCGACACTTTACGATATCAATGGTTCCGCAAACTGGTACAATAAATGTGATTTGGGACTGATCGTTCACAGAGAAAATGAGACCGACACGCTAATAAAGGTCCAGAAATCACGCTATCACGAAATCATCGGAACGCCGGGCGAGGTGCTGACGCAATACTCTCGCGACCGGAGGAAATTCATCGAGACAGAGCGCGTAGCCTGATGGAACCCGAGTAACCCCCCACCCCATCAACCCGAGAGAAGGACGAGACGCCTTGGCCAAACCCAAGCCGCACAATCCAGCGCTCGCCGCGCAAGCCGCCCTTGAGCGCCGCGACCGGGAAGCCGAGAAGGCGCGCCTCGAAGGGTTGGGCGCCAAGGTCACGACCGACCGGACGGGGCGGATTGTCAGCGCCTACCGCTCCAACGTGTTCAACCGGCTGCTCAGCCGGGGAACCATCGCCCAGAGCCACCACGACGCCGCCCAATGGCTCGCCGACGCCTGGGCGGCCTGGAGGGGCCTCGACGGCAAGCCGGAGACCTTCGGCGAGGTGGTGGACGGCGGCCACGGCGCGGCCGAACTGGTCACCGACCGCATGATCCGCGCCGGCCGCGACGTGCAGTGGATCTTGGGCCAGCTCGAGCCCCAGGCCCGCACGCTGATGGAGGCCTTCATGGTCGCCACGGTGGAGGAAGACCGGCCGATGGCCTGGCGGGGGATCGTGGAGCGGTCCGTCGGCGTCACCGTGCGCGATCGGCAGACGGAAGCCGTCGTGACGACACTGGAGGCGTTGCGGGTGGTCTATCAGGAACCGCGGAGGGCGGCGGCGTGATGCTAGATGTGGGGTCACGCAACCGTGACTCACACGACAGCTTGACCATTCGCGTTCGAATCAGTAGGGTAAATCTTAAGTGGCGCTTCCCGCGCCCAGAAGATCGCGCCGACTTAGCGCGACCCAGCCCGCGCGGTTGGGTCTGAGCTCCCCGTAAGGATGCTCTGGCGGCGCGAACCCACAGCCCGCAGCCGAACAACGCCCCCCAAAGCGCTCAGACGCCTTGCCCCCAAGAGCGGCTAGCGGGCTCCCCACACCCGAGGAACGCATGTGCTCCACCCGCGCATCCTCAACGCCAAGCGCCAGGCCGAAAAGCTGAACCGCTACGCCATCAAGCGCCACAAGGACCAGGCGATCCTCTGGCGGTTCGACGACGGCTGGCGGCTGATCGGCCATTTCGCCAGCCACGCGGCGGCGGAGGACTACCTGCTCTCCAAGCTGCCGGCGATCGAGAGCGAACTTTAACACCAACCGACCGCCAACAACCCGCAAGGGACTGGCGAGGGGGTTCAGATGGCTTCCGAGCCTAAACTACGTCCGAATAGAGGCAATGCGGGCAAGGGCCGACCGAAGGGCTCGGCCAACAAGGTCACCAAGGCGCTGAAGGAGATGGTCTTGGGCGCGCTCGATGATGCGGGCGGCCAGGAATATCTCGCAAAGCAGGCCAAGGAGAATCCCGCGGCCTTCATGACCCTGCTCGGCAAGGTTCTGCCGATGCAGCTTGCGGGCGACCCTGACGGGGCGCCGATCAAGCACGAGTTCTCGTGGCTACCAAACGGGTCGTGATCCCGTATGGCCCGCGCTCGGCGTTTCAGCCGTTCCACGGGCGAACAGAGCGCTTCGGCTGCGTGGTGGCGCACCGGCGAGCCGGCAAGACCGTCTCGGCGATCAACGAGCTGATCAGGGCCGCGCTGACCTGTGACAAGCCCAACCCGCGCTTCGCCTACCTCGCGCCGTACTACGCGCAGGCCAAGGACGTCGCCTGGGGCTACCTGAAGCAGTACACCGCGCCGATCCCTGGCGTGCAGGCGAACGAGAGCGAACTGCGGGTGGATCTGCCGAACGGCGGCCGGGTAAGGCTCTACGGGGCCGACAACTACGACCGCTTGCGGGGCATCTACCTCGATGGCGTGGTGCTGGACGAGTTCGCGGACATGGACCCGCGCGCCTGGTCGGAGGTGATCCGCCCGGCGCTGTCGGATCGCCAAGGCTGGGCGGTGTTCATCGGGACGCCCAAGGGCCGGAACGCCTTTTGGGAGGTGTTCGAGCGCTCCAAGGCGTCGGACGATTGGTTCTCGCTGCGCCTGCGAGCGTCGGAAACGGGCCTGATCCCGCCGGCCGAGCTTGACGCGCTGCGCTCCGAGATGAGCGACGACGAATACGCCCGCGAGATGGAGACCAGCTTCGAGGCGGCGGTCGAGGGCGCCTACTACGCCCGGCTGCTGACCGAAGCCGAGAGCGGAACGCCGCGGCGCATCACCAACGTGCCGCACGATCCCGGTCTCGAGGTCCACGCGGCCTGGGATTTGGGCATCGGCGATTCGACGGCGATCTGGCTGGCGCAGTTCGTCGGCCGGGAAATCCGGCTGATCGACTATCTGGAGAACAACGGTGTCGCGCTCGACTGGTACGCTAGGGCGCTGCGTGAGCGGCCCTACACCTACGCGCCGCTGATCCTGCCGCACGACGCCCAGGCCCGCGAGCTCGGCACCGGCAAGAGCCGCGTTGAAATGCTGGAAAGCCTCGGCTTCCAGGCCCGCATCGCGCCCCGGCTGGGCGTTGAGGACGGCATCGAGACGGTGCGGCGGATGCTGCCGCGGACCTGGATCGACGAGACCAAGTGCGCGGCCGGCCTGCGGGCGGTGCGCGATTACCGCGAGAAGCGGGACGAGAAGCGGCGCGTCAGCCTTGGCCCGCTGCACGACTGGACGAGTCATTCCGCCGACAGCCTGCGCTACCTGATGACGGCCTATGAAGAGCCGCAGATCAAGGCGCAGCCGGTGCGGCAACATCACGGGGCGGGGGGGTGGCTGGCGTGAGCGACGACGACATCCTCTCCGACGCCAAGGAGGCGTTCGAGCTCGCCCAGGACGTGGAGACCGACAACCGCCGCGACGCGCTGGACGACTGGCGCTTCGCCCGCCTCGCCGAGCAATGGCCGGAGAAGATCCGCCGCGAACGGGAGTTGGAAGGCCGGCCGTGCCTGACCATCAACCGGCTGCCGTCGTTCATCCGCCAGGTGGTCAACGACGCGCGCCAGACCAAGCCGGGGATCACCGTTCATCCGGTCGATGACACCGCCGACCCGGAAGTCGCCGAGATCCTCAACGGCCTGATCCGCAACATCGAGCAGACCTCGGACGCGGAAGTCGCCTACGACACGGCCCTGGAGTGCGCCGCGACCAGCGGCCTCGGCTACTTCAAGATCAACACCCGCTACGCCCACGACGACACCTTCGACCAGGACATCTGCGTCGAGCGGGTGGTCAACCCGTTCGCGATCTACGGCGACCCCAACTCGACGGCGGCGGATTCCTCCGACTGGGACAGCGCCTTCGAACTGGAGGTGGTCACTCAGAAGGCGTTCGAGAAGCGCTGGGGTGAGGCCGAGTTTTCCAGCTTCGCCGACGACGGCTTTCAGGACACCCGCAACCTGCGGGACCAGGAGAACGCCGTCATCGCCTCCTGGTGGCGGCGCGAACAGGTCGAGAAGGAAATCGTCGCGCTGTCCGACCTCTCCGTCGTCGCGCTCAAGGACTACAAGGCCAACAAAGCGCTCTATGACCAGTTGGGCGTCACGGTCGTCGGCAGTCCGCGCACGACGCAGAGCTACAAGGTCACGCAGCGGCTTCTTTCCGGCGGCGAGGTGCTGGAGACCGTCGACTGGGCCGGCAAGTACATCCCGATCATCCCGGTCTACGGCGAAGAGTTCAACGTCGAGGGCCGGCGTCACTTCCGCAGCCTCGTCCGCGACGCCAAAGACCCGCAGCGAATGCTCAACTACTGGCGGACCACCTCGACCGAGTTGGTCGCGCTGGCCCCCAAGGCGCCGTTCATCGGCCGCAAGGGCGCGTTCCAGACCGACAGCGCCAAGTGGGCGACGGCCAACACCCAGACCCACGCCTACCTGGAGTACGACGGCCAGGAGCGGCCCGAGCGGCAGCCGTTCGCGGGCGTGCCGGCGGGGGCCGTCCAAGAGGCGATGAACGCGCAGGACGACATCAAGTCGATCCTCGGCATCTTCGACGCCGCCCTGGGCGCGCAAGGCAACGAAACCTCCGGTCGGGCGATCATCGCGCGGCAGAAGGAGGCCGACACCTCCAACTTCCACTTCATCGACAACCTGTCGCGCGGCCTTAGGCACGCCGGCCGGGTGATGCTCGACCTGATCCCGCACGTCTATTCGGTGCCGCGCATCGTTCGCGTCATCGGGCCGGATGGATCGGCCCGCAACGTGCCGGTCAACCAGCCGGTGCAGACGCCGCAGATGGGGCCGGACGGCCAGCCGATGACGCAGCCGGCGATGGGACCGAACGGCCAGCCGCAGATCGACCCGCAGACTGGCCAGATGCAACAAGAACTGGTCGCCATCGCCAAGACCTTCGACCTGACGGTGGGCAAGTATGACGTCACCGTCGAGGCCGGCCCGAGCTTCGCCACCAAGCGCGAGGAACTGAACACCGTCCTCGTCGAGTTGATCCGCGCCGTGCCGCAGGCCGCCCCGGCGCTGGTGGACATCATCGTTGACACCTTCGATCTGCCGGACGGCGACAAGGTCGTGCAGCGCCTGCAAGCTATGCTGCCGCCACAGGCCAAGGGCCAGGACCCTAACCAGGCCAAGATGCAGCAGCAGATGCAGACGCTGATGCAGCAGGTGCAAAGCCTGACGGCCCAGAACCAGCAACTGAAGCTGACCAACCAGCAAATCAAGGACAACGCGGCTCTTCAGTCGCGCCAACTCGATATCGACCAGTTCAACGCTCAGACCGATCGCATGGACGCCATGGCGAAGCTGTCTCAGCCGCAATTCCCGCCAAGCCCTTCCGGCAGCGGGCCGCAAGGGGCCTAAGCGCCCCCAACCCCTAGGACTGCATGACCGACACAGGCGCGACCAATCCGGCCGCCGAGGAGGAGCTCGTCTCCGCCGAGGCCCCGGAAGTCGCCGACGAGGCGCACGACGCCCAAGGCGATGACGACGGCGACGGCGAGGAAGCCCCCGAGGGCCAATCCGATCCCGAGCAAGAGGAAATCGAACACGAGGGCAAGCGGTACGCCGTCCCCAAGGAACTCAAAGAAGCGTTCCTTCGGCAGTCCGACTACACCCGCAAGACCCAGGAGGTCGCCGACCTTCGCCGCAACGTCGAAGCCGCTCAACAGGCGGCGGCCCGCGACGCGGAGATGGTCCAGGGGCTCCGTGAGGATTACGGCAAGGTCCACGCCCTCAAGGCGCAAGTGGACTATTACGGCCGGGTCGACTGGCAGGCCTACACGCAGCAGGACCCGCAAGGGGCGCAAGCCGCGTGGATGGTTTACCAGCAGGCCAAGGACACACTCTCCGACGCTCAGAAGGGCGTCGGCGACAAGGAAGCCGAGTTGCGCGCTTCACGCGAGCGGGACACCGCCAACGCTCGAGCGACAACGCTGCAGACGCTTCAGAAGGACATTTCCGGCTTCGGGCCGCAGAAGGCTCAGGATCTCGCGAGGTTCGCGGCGGACGAGTTCGGGGTGCGCCCCGAGGAGCTCGCCAACGCCGACGCGCGAACCTGGAAGATGCTCAACCGGCTGCACGCAGCCGAGAGCAGGGCCAAGGCCCTGGAGTCAAAGCAAACCGCCGCGCAACGGCAAGCCAAGGTCGAGGCCGTCAAGCCCGCCGCGAGCGTCAAGGGCATCGCGCCCTCCGACAATCGCCCGCGGGACACCGACAGCGTGGACGCCTGGCTGAAGAAGCGCAACGCCCAGGTCGCCAAGCGCGGCTAACCCCACAGCAGCGTCGCGATGACGCCGCCCCTCCCAGTGCGGGCCTGAGCGCCCGCCCGAAGGACCCATCATGGCCAACACGATCCTTACGCCCACGGCGGTGACCCGTGAGGCGCTTCGCATCCTGCACCAGAAGCTGAACTTCGTCGGTTCGATCGACCGTCAATACGACGACCAGTTCGCCAAGACCGGCGCCAAGATCGGCAACCAACTGAAGATCCGCCTGCCGAACCAGTACACCGTGCGCACTGGCGCCACGCTGTCGGCGCAGGACACGACGGAGAACTCGACCACCCTGCAGGTCGCCACCCAGAAGGGCGTCGATCTCAACTTCACCTCGGTCGACCTCACCCTGTCGCTGGACGACTTCTCCAAGCGCATCCTCGACCCGGCGATGGCGGTCCTCGCGGCCAATATCGAGGCCGACGCGATGAACATGTACAAGGACGTCTACCAGAGCGTCTGGAACATGGGCTCGGCGGCGACGCTCAATAAGGTGCTGAATGGCCGCAAGATCCTGCAGGACGCGCTGGCGCCCTCCAACGATCGCACGGCCAGCCTGAACACCCAGGACAACGTCGACCTGGTGGACGCGCTGAAGGGCCTGTTCAACGACACCGCCAACCTCTCCAAGCAGTACCGCGAAGGCTACATGGGCCGCACCGCCGGCTTCGACTTTGTGGAAAATACGCTGTGGCCGGGCTTCACGCGCGGCGCCGGGAACACCGCCTACACCACCAACACCCAGGTCGGCACGCTGGCGACCGATGGCACGCAATACGCGTCCATCACCGTCGCTTCCGGCTCGGGCGCGATGGTCGTGGGCGACGTGTTCACCATCGCCAACGTGTTCCGGGTGCATCCGGAGACCAAGGCCGCGACCAGCGTCCTGCAGCAGTTCGTGGTGACGACGGCCAACGCCGGCGGCGCGGGCTCGGTGGCGATCAGCCCGTCGATCATCCTCGGCGGCGCGCAGCAGAACTGCTCGATCCCAGCCACGTCGGCGACGGCGGCGATCAGCTTCCTCGGCACCGCTTCGACGGCCACTGGCCTGTCGATGCTCTACCAGAAGGAGGCCTTCACCTTCGCCACCGCCGACCTCGTGATGCCGAAGGGCGTCGACTTCTCGGCCCGCGAGGTGATGGACGGCATCTCCATGCGGATCGTGCGCGCCTACGACATCAGCAACGACAAGTTCCCGACGCGTCTCGACGTCCTCTATGGCTACAAGACGCTGCGGCCGCAATTGGCCGCGCGCGTTCACAACAACTAACCCCGACCAGGGCCGCTCAGCGATGGGCGGCCCTCTTCTTTGCAAGGAGCCCCCTTATGGGCGCGATTATGAACGAAGACCGCTTCGGGGTGGTTCAGGTGACGCTGACGCCGTCGTCGATCTCCGCCAACAGCACCGCCGAGCAGACCTTTACCGTCCCCGGCCTCACCACGAACATGTTCGTCGAGGTGTCCAAGCCCAGCCACTCGTCCGGCGTGGTGATCGGCAACGCCCGCGTCAGCGCGGCCAACCAGATCGCCATTCAGTTCTCGAACGTCACGGCCTCGCCCGTCACGCCGGCGGCTGAGACGTACCTGGTCTTCTGGATGAAGCCGGAAAAGACGCCCTCGAGCGTCAACCCCTGATCCTGGGCCGCCCTTCGGGGCGGCCTTTCTCTTGTCCGGGCTCGGTTAGCCTGCCGCCAGCTCAAAACAGCTTCGATTTGGAGGTCAGTAAGTGGCGATAGCGACATACTCTGACCTCCAGGCGGCGATCGCCTCTTGGCTGAACCGCACCGACCTTACCGCGCAGATCCCCGACTTCATCACCCTCGCCGAAGCGCGGATGATGCGAAAGCTTCGGCTCCGGCTGTTCGAGCAGGAGGCGGCGGTCAACACGACGACGAGCTCGCGCACCGTGGCGCTGCCGGCTGACTACCGCGAGCCGCTGAACCTCTGGCTTAACCGGGGCAACGGCCGCGAGGCGCTGAACTTCATCCCGGCCAGCGTGCTGGAGACCGTCACCACGCCAGGGGCGCCGCTCTACTGGGCGATCGACGGGGGCAACCTCGCCTTCGAACGGCCCTGCGACCAGCCGTATTCGATCACCTTCCGTTACATCCAGAAGCTGGCGCTGTCGGCGCTGTCGCCGACCAACGCGCTGCTGACCGCCTATCCCGACGCCTACCTCACCGCCGCACTGGCCGAGGCCAGCCGGTTCCTGAAGGACGCCGACGCGGCCAAGCTGTGGGACGACAAGCACAATCAGGTCGCCCACGACATCCGCGAGCAGGAAGAGCGCACCAACACGCTCACCACCCTGCACACTGAAGTGGCGCACCTGACGCGCCGTCGCAGCTTCGACATCACCCGGGGCTACTAGGTGCAGCCGGTCCCGGTCGGGTTGCCCGAGGATCTCGGCCGCTACCTCGCCGACGCCAATGCGCAACTGCTGGGCCTCCTCGCCCCGCAGGCCCCGACCGCGCTCTACGCCTGCGCCACGGCCAGCCTGCCGCCGGCCGCCAGCTTCACCTATTGCCTGGCCTTCGTCACCGACCTTAGCCGCCTTGCGGCGAGCAACGGGGTGAACTGGCTGAGGACCGACACCGGAGCCGTGATCGCCTGATGGCCTCGACGCCCACCACCTCAAACCGCATCCAGAAGCCCGCCCCTGGCGACCAGACCAACACCTGGGGGGCGACGCTCAACACCAATTTTGATCTCCTCGACTTCGCGATCTCCGGCTGGTCGGACGTCGCCGTGTCGGGTTCGGTCTCCCTGACGGCGGTCAACTACGCGGCCGACCAGGCGCGTTCGGCGGCGCTGCACTTCACCGGCGCGGGCGGCACGGTCACCATCCCCAATGTCGCCAAGCTCTATGTGCTGGCCAACGACTGCGCCGGCGCCGTGTCGGTCACCAACGGCACGACGAGCATCACCGTGGCGGCCGGCGAGACGATCCTCGCGACGACCGACGGGGCCGCCAACTTCAAGCGCATCGAGCCGTTGAGCTTCCATGCGGCGCTCAGCATCACCGGGGGGCTCACCGCAGGCGGCCAGATCTCGGGCGTCACCGACCCGACCGCCCCGCAGCAGGCGGCGACCAAGGCTTACGTGGACGCCACGGCGTTCAGCATGGCTGGCGGCGGCTTGCCGGGGCAGCCGGGCAACGCCGGCAAGTTCCTGACCACCAACGGCACGGTGGCGAACTGGGGCCCGCTCACGATCACCGTCAGCGGCATCACCGACTACGCCGCCGACCAGGCGACCCGCACCGCCGCCACGACCGCCAGCCTGCAGGCCTACGCGGTCTGCATGGCGCTGCTTTTCTGATTGGAGATTTGAATGGCTGGCACCCCAAACAGCGCCATCACGCCCCAGACCGTCGTCACGGGCTCGGCGCTCTGCACGGCGGCGAACACCAACTATGCGGCGCCCACGACGCCCGTGCAGCTCCTGGCCGGGCAGACCAACGGCGCGCGCCTCACCTCGGTCACGGCGATGGCGCTGGCGACCGTCACCGCGACCGAGCTGCAGCTCTACAAGTACGACGGCGTCACCTACAAATTCATCAAGTCCGTGCTGATGGCGGCCTACACGGTCGCGCAGACCACGGCCCAGACCCAGGTGGATTTCGGCTACTCGGACAGCGGCCCGCTGTTCCTGGCCGCCAACGAACAGCTTGTCGTGGCGATTGGCGTGTCCCTGGCCACCGGCATCCGCTTCCACTGTCAGGGCGGCGCCTACTGATGCAGGGTCCCGGCCTGACGGGCCTGCCGAGCGGCGGCCTCAAGCTTCCCTCCAGCCTGCCGGGGCCGCTCGGCCTCGCGACGCAGGGCATGGAGGTCAGGAAGAAGGGCGGCGGGGTTGACTACCTAATCTGCGGCGCGGGCGGCGGCGGTGGCTGCGGCTATAGCTACGGCGGCGGCGCGGGCGGCGGCGGTGGTGTTATTCAGGGCTCCATCCCCCTGCTTATGCCGGGGGTCTACCCGATTGTTGTGGGCGCTCCCGGCGCTAAGGTAAGCAACGCCCAAGCTACAAACGGCGGCAATTCCAGCGCGTTCGGCCTTACAGCGCTCGGCGGCGGTGCTGGCGCGTCTCAGACAAACCAGTACGGCGTATCCACTATAGGCGGCTCTGGCGGCGGCGCTGGCAACTCAAGCGGATCGCCGGGCTCGCCGGGAACGCCTGGGCAAGGCTTCGCGGGCGGAACGGCGCAAGCCGCGATGTTTGCAACTCCCTACTTGGGCGGCGGCGGCGGCGGCGCTGGTGGACCCGCAGTCCCTAATACTGGTCAGGGCGGCCCTGGCGCAATGTCCGCCATCACCGGCACGCTGCTTGACTACGGCTCGGGCGGCGCTGGGGGGTCGAACACTTCTGGAACGGGTCTTCCCGGCGGTCCCGGCGGCGGTCCCAACGGGAGCGATGGTGTAGCGCGCGGCGGCGGCGGCGGCGGTATTATGGCTGACGTCACTACCATCTCAACGTCTGTTGGCGCAGTCGGCTGCGTTATTATCCGCTACCTGACCGGAACGCTAACGTGTACCGGCGGCGCAATGTTCACGGTCGGCCCGTATACGGTTCACTTATTTACGCGCAACGGTAACTTCTCAGTCAGCTCGGCTGTTCAGTTCAATTTCTTCAATCCTGGCGCTGTCGGCCTTGTTACTGTGGGCGCGGATGGACTGACCTGCACCGATACTGCCTCCGGGTCGCCCGCCGGTGCGCGGGCGGTGCGCGGCCGAATGCAGGGCAAGGGGTATTTCGAGGTCGCCCTAGCGTCTGTTTCCGGCTCTTCACCGTACTGGAACGGTTTCGGAAGTATCGGATTTGGAGCCGGCTGGAACGGATACTCTAACATCACTTCTCCATCAGCCCCCCTTTGGGGGTTCGCGTATGGCGGCAGCTCCACGATTTCCTACAATAACGCGGGCAGTCTTGCGAATACCATGACCCCGGTTACAGACGTGCAGACCAACGGCGATATACTCGGGTTTGCTATTGACGCTAACGCTGGGGTGGCCTGGGTCCGCAATATTACACAAAATCCAAACGCCTGGAACCAAAACACAGTTGGACCGAACCCCGCTCTTGGGACCGGCGGTCTTGTGGTTGGGAATGCAACGTCCGGGGCGTACTTTGCTCAATTCTACATGTCGTCGGGCAACGCCCCCGTTACCATTAAGTTCAACTTCGGGCAGGCGGCCTGGGCGGCGCCGATCCCGGCCGGCTTCAGTCCCTTCTAGCCATGACGATCCCGTTTCACTCCTCCAGCATGGTGTACGGCCTTCAATGATCGCCTGTCAGCGCAAAGGCCCCTCCGTTGGGCCTTAACCTCGTCCCGGTCGATGTCCCGGCGGGCCTGAACAGCGACGACACGACCTTCGCCTCGGCGCCGGCCAACTTCGGCGGCGGCGGCGGCGGCGGGGACGGCGGTGTCGCCAACACCTATCCCAGCGGCGGCGGCTCGGGTGTCGTCATCATCCGCTACCCGACCGGGTCCATGACCGCGACCGGCGGCACGATCAGCCAAATCCCCGGCTTTACGGTCCACGCCTTCACCGCTAGCGGCACCTTCACGAGGACTGGCTGATGATCCTTTATCAACGCAGGACCCTGTCCAATGGCGCAAATATCGGCAGTCCCGGCCCGCTGCCCGCGGCGTTGGTGGGCCTCGCCGATGTGAGCCTTGCGGACCTGTCGTGGGTCGATCCGGCGCTCGGCTACGGCGGCTCGGGCTTTGCGCCCGTCGTCGTCCCCGACCCGGTCATCGTGCCGCAGATCGTCTCGCGCATGCAGCTCAAGCGGGCGCTCAACCAGATGGGGCTGCTCGCGGCGATCAACACGGCGGTCGGGCAATCCACGGACGTCGATCTACAGATCTACTGGTCTGACACCGGCGAGTTCCACCGCGACCATCCGAAGCTGACCGCGGCGCTGAGCGCGATGGGCTACACCTCCGCCCAGGCCGATCAGGCGTTCACCCTGGCGGCGACGCTGACGTGACCGCGCCGCGCTGGGCCGTGCTGCTCGACAAGCTCGCCAACGCCTTCCCACTGCTCGGCCGCCACTGGCAGACGATCTCCAAGCGCACCGGGCTGGCGCTGATCAAGGGCCGGGCGTGGGCCAAGGTCGCCGCCCCGATCATCGACTTCTTCTTCGGCGCCGGCCACTGCCTGCGTCAGGCCGCGACGGGGGAGTGAGATGCGCACCGCGCTGAACATCGCCCCTGGCCTGGTCGGGGACGACAGCAGCTTCGCGGCCTCCGGGCGCTGGGCGGACGGCTCCAACGTCCGCTTCCGGCTCGGCAAGCCGCAGCCGATCGGCGGCTGGGAAAGCCTCGTGACGACGCTGTTGACCGGCGTCTGCCGCAAAGCGTTGCCGTGGACCGACAACGCCGGCCAGTTGAACGTCGGCTTCGGCGCCCACTCCAACCTGCAAGTCTATTATGGCGGCGCCCTCTACGACATCACGCCGACGCTGCAATATCCGCCGACGCTCCTGGCGAGCAACCCGCTCGCCACCACCAACGCCTCGACGACGGTGACGGTGACGCACACCGCCCACGGCCGCACGACCGGCGACTCGGTGGCGTTCTCCGGAGCGGCGGGGTTCAACAACGTCACCGTCACCGGCGCCTATGCGATCACCGTCATCGACGCCAACAGCTACACGATCGTCGCCGGCACGACGGCCAATGCGACGGGGGCCGGCGGCGGGTCGGCGGTCGTCGCCGCGCCGCAAGCGGCGTTCCAGACGGGAGCGATCGACGGCACTGGCGCCTCCGGGTTCGGCACCGGGACCTACGGCGCCGGGGCCTACGGTCTCCCCTCGACCGCCGATTGGTTCCCGCGCACCTGGAGCTTCGGCGCCTGGGGCCAGAACCTCTTGGGCTGTCCGCGCGGCGCCGCGCTGCACCAGTGGAGCAACAACACCGGCGCGCGGGCCCAGCCCGTGCAGAACTCGCCGGCCAACATCACCTATGCGCTGGTCGCCCCGAACGGCGGCGGTTACCAGGCGTTCGCGCTCGGCTGCTCGCAGGAGGCCGACGGGGTGTTCAACCCGATGGCCGTGCGCCACTGCTCGGTGCGCAAGCTGACCGAGTGGAACACCTCGAACTTGACGACGGCGCGCGAGTACGTGCTGACCGGCGGCGGCCGGATCGTCGCCGGCGCGGTGTGCGGCGCCTATCTGCTGATCTGGACCGATGATTCGCTGTTCCTCGGCCAATGGGTCGGGCAACTCGCCCAGCCGTGGCGGTTCGATCGCGTCGCCCGCAACTGCGGCCTGATCGGCCCCGGGGCGTTCGCGGTCAAGGGGCTCACCGCCTACTGGATGAGCCCCGACAAGCAGTTCTACACCTACCAGCCGGGCGGCAAGCCGTTGCCGATCCCCTGCGAGATCCGCGACGACTTCGCGGCCAACCTCGCGCCCTCGCAAGGCGACAAAATCGTCGCCGCCACCAACTCGGCGTTCGGCGAGGTCTGGTGGTTCTACCCCGACACGCGCGACGGCTATGAGAACTCGCGCTACCTCGCGCTGAACGTCGATGGCGCGGCGGAAGACATCGGCAAGTGGTTCCGCGGGCAACTGGCCAGGACCGCGGCCTGCGACGCGGGGCCCTTGGCCTATCCGCTCGGCGTCACCTTCCCGGGCAACGTCTACAGCCACGAGAAGGGCAAGTCGGCGGATGGCGGCAGTTGGACGGCCTACATCAAGTCGGCCGACCTCTACGTCGATGAAAACCGCGTCATGGCCCTGCAATCGCTGTGGCCCGACCTCACCGAACAGGCCTGCGCGGTGTCGGTGACGGCCGGCGCGCGGTTCTACCCGCAGGACAGCGAGGCGACGACCGGGGCGCTGCCGATGGCGCCCGGCGCGCAGAAGGTCGATTTCCGGCTGAGCGGGCGACTGCTGCGGGTGACGCTGAGCAGCACCGCCAACGCGAATTTCTGGCGATTGGGAAAACTGGACGTGGATTTGACGCCTGGAGGGATGCGCTGATGACTGGCTTTTCATTCGGCTTCGGCTCGTCTAATAACTCGTTCAAGGGCACCGACACTTTCAACAAGGTCGACAACACCACCCAGACCGCGACGCCGACCAACCCGCAATTCGTGACGGACACCACGGGAAGCCTGGTGGCCGGCAACAACTGGCTGAGCCACACCGACCCCTATTCCTATGTCGCGGGGGCCAATCCGCTGCAGACCCAGGCGGCGGCGACGGCGGGGGGGCTCAACAACAACTACGGCAACTGGGGGCAAGCCTATGGCGCCACGGCGGCCTCGGGTGACACCAGCCTCGTCAACCAGGTGGCGCTCGACCGGACGCCGCCCTCGGTAGTCGCCCAATCGGGCGCGCAAAACTATCAGCAGTACATGAGCCCGTACCTCAACAACGTGGTCAACGCGTCGCTCAACTCGTTCGACAACCAGGCGGGGCAGACCAAGGCAGAGGACGATCTCAACCTGACCGGCTCCGGCGCGTTCGGCGGCTCCGGCGCGGCGATCCAGAAGGCGCTGACGGCCGGGCAGTTGGGGCTGGCCCGCGGGCAACTGCAATCTGGCCTGCTCAACCAGGGCTACAACACCGCCATGGGCTACGGGATGCAGGACGCCGACCGCAACCTCTCGGCGCAGACGGCCAACCAGAACGCCATGCTGCAAGACAAGCAGATCACCGGCAACCAACTGCTCGCCGCCCTGCAACAGAAGCTCGCCGCCGGCACCGGCATGGCCAGCACGCTCGCCAACATGGACGCCAACACCCGCGCCAACCTCACCACCCAGTACGACATCGGCTCGGGCTTGCGCGACATCGCCCAGCAGTACGCCAGCGCGCCGCTGGCGCTGCAGGACTTCCTGACCAACAACTTCGCCAAGATGCCGCTCGACCTGCTGCACGGCCAGACCACGACCGGCACGGACACCTCGTCGGGCGTCGAGAACCAGAGCGGTTCCGGCAAAAACAATACCTCGAGCGCCAAGTTCGGGTTCGGTGGCAACATGTAGCGCACCATTGCGGTGGCCTGCTCGCCGCTGAACAGGTTGGTGCCGACCGGCTTGTGCTTCCTCGGCCAAGGCGTGTTCTCGTTGAACTCGGCCTTGAAGCTGATGCCGGCATCCGGGTTGAAGTTCTCAGGCAGCCGCCAGCCCAAGAAGCGGCTGACCATGTACTCGACCTGTTGGTCATCTAGTGCCTGCTCCCCCCGCGCGAGGGCGTAGATGCGTGCTTGGCGTAGCTCTTGGAGGAGGGAGGCGGCTTCCTCGAATAACTTCGCCTCAGATCGCGAGCGACCGTTGACGAGCTTAGGGAAATCATCATGGCATTCGGATTTGGCAACCTGCCGTCGCTGCAGGCGCGGTTCATGCAGGCCATGCAGTCGCCGAACAGCCTCGCTCTGGCGGATCAAGCCGCCCAGCAGGCAGGCCAGGGCGGCGGGACGCCCGCCCCGGCGGCGCAAGGGCAACCCGGCGCCGCCGGCTACCAATACGACCCGAGCGCGATGACGCTTGGCCCGCTGAGTTCGGGCGGCTCCGCGCCGCTCGACCAGACCAACCTGGGCTCGCTCGGCGGCTCGGCCGCCGGGGCGGGCGCCGGGGCGGCCGGCGGCGGCTCGGACTTCGCCTCGTTTCTCGCATCGCTGTTCGGAGGCTGATCCATGGCGTTTGGTTTCGGCGCGGCCCTGCCGCTCGATCAGATCCAGCTGCCGGCGTCGCTGGGCTACACGCCAGACGGCTCGTCGATCCCGGCGCCGCAAGCCCCGCCGCAGGCCGCGCAGCCGCCGCCGATGCCGGCGCAAGCGGACGGCCAGCCCTACCAGCCGTCGAAGTTCGACATCGCCATGGACATGCTGTTCAACGGCCACACGCCCGGCGACGCCGCGCAGCACGTCCGCGCCCGCGACTATGGCGTCTGGGAGCAGGCGATGATGCGCCAGGCGCTGGAGAACGCCTCGCCCGCCCAGCGTCAAGCCATGCTGCTCAACCCGAGCGAGTACGGCAAAGCCGTGGCGCAGAACTTCAGCCCGATCAACAGCCCGGCTGGCACGACGCAGACGATGCTCGGCGGCGCCGGCAACGGCGGCTACGCCTTCATGGCCCCGCAGTTCATCAAGGACGACACCTCCGGCAACTATGGCGTCCAGACGCAGGCCGGCTACGTCCCGCAAGGCCGGTTCGGCGGCGGCTACAAGGCCGAGGGCGGCGTCGTCTCCAGTTCGCGTGACGGCAGCGTCGCCAACACCTACTCGACGCTGACAATGGGGCCGCCCGGCTCCTCGCCGGTGCAGTTCACCCCAACCATCAACCGCATCACCGGCCAGTCGCCGCCGGTTCTGGCCGGCGGTCAGCCGCCGCCGGTTCAGGCCGGTGGCCCCCCGATGCTGCCG